CAGTGGTCGTCGGTCTTTGGATCGCCGCACAGGATGCGGGACATCTTGTGGGCGATCATCTCCAGAGCTAGCTGCTGCTCGCTGCTCATGTCGACCCACTTGGGCGTGCTGCGCATCACTGCCTTCAGTGTCTGGTCAATCCTGGCGACGTCACTGAAGTCCCCGTGCGTCTTCTGCCTCTCTTCCAGTATCTTCATTGGTCCTCCTTCACTAAGTCATACAGTGTCTGCGCCACCAGCCAGCGCATCGTCGGGTGGTTGTAGAGCCTCGTGAGGCCCGACGGGTGAGGGATCTGCCTGTAACACACTCCTCCTGCGGTGACGGGATGGATCAGTACCTTCGGCAGTCCCAGGGCTCGGCGGACTACCTCGCCGAACACGACTACCTGGTCTCCCTCTGACAATGTTCCCCGGAACCCATCCGCAGCTTCGACCGGGTCCTGGCCAATCTTCTCCAGCAGGTTCCGCCTGTCAAACTTCTCCAGGTAGTCTTCTTCGCTCAGAGGCGTAAACTCCCGCAGCATCGAGGCAATCCTGTGCCCGGAGCATCCCGCAGGACGGACGTACAGAGGTTCGGTAGGATGCGGGTTTATCAACCCGAGGAGGATGGGCTTGCTCATAGGCGACGAGAGTGCTCCAGTTCATCGACGGAGGAAACCCGATGGCGGGTTGAGGTCGAAGTTCAGGGACGCGCTGGGCAAGAAGGGATGGCAGTTCACTCCGATCGAGACCGGCACGATCGTCTCGGGCGTCCCAGACGCTGAGTTCTGCTCCCCGAAGGGCGTCACTGGGTGGATCGAGTTCAAGTTCGTGTCCTCAGGCGCCGCCGTCGGCCTCAGGCCTGCCCAGGTGTCGTGGATCGACAGGCGGCACCGACTGGGAGGGCGCGTCTTCGTCGCAGTAGAGAAGGGCGGCGACGTATCCCTGTATGATGGGTCGGGCGTGAAGGAGCTGAAGAGGCACGGCCTCGCCAGCTCCGTCGGATTGCTTTACAGGGGTCGGGACTGGGACCAGATCCGAAGGTTACTCTCCTCCGAATAGGGACTCTCGGGTCCGGACCATGATGATGTTGCCGGCCCGAAGGTCCGAGAAGTCCCCGTTCTTGGGGTAACCTTGGAAACCACGGATGTCCTCCCCACCGTGGTAGTGCTGGTGAATCACATCCATCATCCTGTGCGTTGCGCCGTCAACGCGGACCTTCACGACGCCTCTCCCAGTCCTGTACACCTGAGCTGGGGAAAATACGGAGCCGTTTCGGTAGTGAGTCAGGAAGATTATCTCCCCAGTCTGGGGGTTGTAGCGGACGACCTCGCCATCTATGCTGATGCTAACGAAATCTTTTGAGTTGTTCATGGAATTCTCCTTGTTGATAGCAAGAAACATATACCTTGTAAAGCGTCGGGAGTAAACTGGCGGGATAAGGTGTCTAAGAGGACTAGAGTTAAGCTATGCTTTGAAATGTCATAATCGTAATGGAAGCATATATTTGTGCAAATTTGTTGCTTCCCGTGTGGGGCGAGGAGCGACATCTTCCAGCTTGGAGCTCCTATATGCCTTACACACTACACTTCTACTTCTTCTTAAAACGTGTTTACTTACTTGTAAAATTGATGTGTGCGTTGTATGTGGGGTAAAGGTGACTTTCAGGTGGATGGTGACTCGACTGGCCCCCACTGGTCGGCGGTTCACGGCTGGAAGTGGTTGTGGTATACATACCTTCGAGGGAAGAAGGAGCACCCTGACGATGTCTAGCGCAAAGGGAAGGATCGGCGCGCCGCCTGGTAACCAGTACGCCGTGGGGAACAAGGGTGGTGGGATGACCTCTGGTTGCACGGAGGAAGTTATCAAGCAGGCCCGCTTCTTAGCAGAGATGGGCGCTACTGTATACGAACTAGCTAAATTCTTCGGCGTAGTCGAGGAAACAATCCATTTCTGGCAAAATACTAAGCCAGAGTTCGCTCAAGCTATAAAATTAGGAAGAGATGCTTCCGACGAGAGAGTGGTCCGAAGCATGTACGCTAAGGCCCTGGGGTTCGAGAAGACCATCGAGGAAGAAGTCGTCGGGAAGGACGGCGAAGTCAAGACCGTGAAGAAGAAGATCTACGTGCCTCCGTCGGACACGGCGGCGATCTTCTGGTTGAAGAACCGGCGGAAGAACGAGTGGCGGGATCGGCACGAGTATGAGGTGGGGCGCGTGGGAGAGTTTGAGAAGATGTCTGACCAAGAGCTCGAGGCGTTCGTGAATGGCGCGCCTCTCCTCGAAGACAGGTCTGGTAATGAGTAACCGCGAGCTCCTGCTTCTGAGAGCCGCTGCGAAGAAAGAACTTGACCGGCGACGGACGAAGAGGCAGTGCGAAGAGAGCCTGGTCGAGTTCATCAAGGCGGCGTGGCACGTCGTCGAACCAGGACAGCCTTACGTACATGGCTGGCACGTCGACTTGATTGCAGAGCACCTCGAAGCAATCACGAACGGCGTGCAGTTCGATGACGGCACGTACTACAACCGACTGCTGATCAACATTCCTCCTGGCATGATGAAGTCGCTGATGACGAACGTCTTCTGGCCTGCGTGGGAGTGGGGACCACGCAACATGCCGCACCTTCGGTACGTCTGCGCATCGCACTCGATGAACCTTGCAACGAGAGACTCGACCAAGATGCGAAGACTCGTCGCCAGCGAGTGGTACCAGAGCTTCTGGGGAGATCGCGTCATATTGACGGGAGACCAGAATGCGAAGACAAAATTTGAGACGACGCTTACTGGCTTTCGTGAGGCCGTTGCAGCCGGTGGAATTACTGGTGCTCGTGGCGATCGTGTTATCATCGATGATCCTCTCAGTGTGGAAGACGCTTCATCTGATGCAGTTAGAGAGAGCCGAAAGGAATGGTTCCTCGAAGCAGTCCCGACACGACTGAACAATCCTGACAAGTCAGCGATCATCGTCATCATGCAACGACTGCATGAGGAAGATACGAGCGGCATCATTATTGATAAGGAGTTGGGGTATGACCATATCATGCTTCCAATGCGCTATGAGCCAGCCCGCGCTGTGCCGACGTTGCTGGGTCTCGAAGACCCCCGCAGCGAACCTGGCGAGTTGCTATTCCCGAAGCGGTTTCCTGAAGACGTTGTTGACCGCGATGAGCGCGTCATGGGACCGTACGCTGCGGCTGGTCAGTTGCAGCAAAACCCAGAGCCACGCGGAGGCGGCATCATCAAGCGCGAGTGGTGGCAACCGTGGGAGCGCAGTAGTTATCCGCCCTTCGACTTCGTACTGGCGTCGCTCGACACAGCCTACACTACGAAGCAGGAGAACGACCCATCCGCAATGACGGTGTGGGGTATCTGGACTGGCGGTGACCAGACTGCACAGATTACGAGATCTGTCAATCGCCAGGACGAGGCGATGGCTATCTTGGAGCGAACATACACGCAAGAGCATCCAAGAGTCATGATGATGTTCGCGTGGTCGGAGCGTTTAGAGTTCCACGAGCTAGTCGAGAAAGTCAGAGAGACGATTGGCGACTACGGTGTTGACAAGCTGATCATCGAGAACAAGGCCGCTGGCCACAGCGTCGCCCAGGAGCTGCGGCGCATATACGGCTACGACGACTTCGGCGTACAGCTGATTGATCCGAAGAGCTCTGATAAGGTAGCTCGCCTGAACAGCGTCCAGCACCTCTTCCACGGTGGGCTGGTGTATGCTCCTGATCGTCCCTGGGCGAACATGGCGATTAACCAGGTCTCCCAGTTCCCGAAGGGCAAGCACGACGACATCGTGGACACAGTCTCGATGGCGATGAAGTATATGAGGGAGACTGGGATACTTGTCAGAGGCTCTGAGTGGACGTCTGACCTGGATCGATCCAGAATGCACACAGGCGCTCCTCCGGAGCCGCTCTATCCTGGCTAGCGGAGGATGCAATGGTTCTTGCCAGCGCAACAGTGGACGCCATAGGAGGCGGCCGCTTCTGCGTCCACGTCTACAACGACTCGGACACTCGGGAGTACGAGGTCGAGGCCAGCAGCGAGGACGAGGCGGCGAGGGAAGGCATCAGCAAGTTTGTTGCTGAGTTCATCACCAAAGAGGTGGGACCATGAACTTCTCCCAAGCCCTCGACCGCATCAAGTGGGGCATGCCGATGACGCGCCTCGCCTGGGGCGATCCTGACACCTACGTCTACCGACTTCTTCCTCCTGAGGAAGACAAGATCAACATCCACTACAGCTCAGGCGATGAGTCCCTGTGGTCCCCGACGGTCGAGGACGTCATGGCGACTGACTGGGCTGACACCGTGAGGTCGCCCTGATGCCTATGACGCCCGGACTTACTTCGGCCATCCGCCAGTTTGCTCCTGAGATGGTCGAGGAGCCCGCGCCTGCTGAGCCGACTGACGTCGACACCAGCAACGCCATAACCATCGAGAGCGACGACGGCTCAGTCCTCATCAGCCTGGACGGACGCCCAGTCGAGGAAGAGACCGAGGCCGAGCGTGCCGCCGAGTGGTTCAGGAACCTTGTCGACGAGATCGACCAGGGAGAGCTCGGTCAGATCGCCGACGACCTCCTCCGAGGCGTCGAGGACGACCTCGACAGCAGGAACGAGTGGATTGAAGATCGAGCTCAGGGCCTGAAGCTCCTCGGCCTCAAGGTTGAGATACCTGGCCTCCAGGGCGCGACAGACGGCGCACCTGTCGAGGGCATGAGCAGGGTGCGGCACCCACTCCTGCTCGAAGCTGTCCTCCGCTTCCAGGCCAACGCCCGGTCCGAGCTCTTGCCGACCGACGGTCCTGTCAAGGTGAAGAACAGCGCACTTGCCTCGCCTCTCCAGCAGGACCAGCTCGCTGACGCCCTCGAGCAAGACCTGAACTACTACCTCACCGAGATCGCGAGGGAGTACTACCCCGACACGGACAAGATGCTCCTGATGCTGGGCTTCGGCGGGACGGCGTTCAAGAAGGTGTACTTCTGCCCGCTCCGAGGCCGGCCGGTAAGCGAGTCAGTCGACGCAGACGACCTCATCGTCAACAACGCGGCGACCACGCTGTCTGACGCCAAGCGCGTCACGCACCGAGTGTACATGAAGTCATCGACTGTCAAGCGCCTCCAGATCCTCGGAGTGTACCGCGACGTCGACCTGTCCACGCCGAAGTTCGAGGACCCCGACGCGGCGCAGCGTGAGAGGGCAGAGATCCAGGGCATCTCAGTCAGCTCCCGAAATCCTGACGACCGCGACAGGGAGATATACGAGATCTACTGCGAGCTAGATATTCCAGGCTTTGAGCACAAGTACAAGGGCAAAGTCACTGGCCTTGAGGTTCCGTACCGGGTGACGCTCGACGTCTCCACACGTGAGGTCCTCTCCGTCGTGAGGAACTACGAGGAGGACTTCAATGCGAGAGACGAACTGCCAGAGGCTCGAACGAGCTTTGTCAAGTATTCGTTTGTTCCTGGACTTGGTTTCTACGATATCGGTCTACTTCATATTCTGGGTAATACCACAAATGCGGTTACGGCGGCCTGGAGAGAAATGCTAGACGCAGGTATGTACGCCAACTTCCCTGGCTTCCTGATGTCGGATACGGGAGGACGCCAGAACACCAACATCTTCCGCATCCCGCCAGGCGGCGGCGCTCTTGTCAAGACAGGCGGCCAGCCGATCAACCAGGCCGTGATGCCGCTCCCCTACAAGGAGCCAGGTCCTGCGATGATGAACCTCGTCTCAAACATGGTCGAGACAGGACAGCGCGTCGGCGGTACCGCAGAGCTGGCAGTCGGCGAGGGACGACAGGACGCGCCGGTAGGCACGACTCTGGCGCTCATCGACCAGGCAACCAAGATCCTCAACAGCGTCCACAAGCGGATGCACGCCTCGCAGGCCGAAGAGTTCAGCCTCCTCGTCCGATGCTTCCGTGAGCATCCTGAGAGCTTCTGGGGGAAGAACAAGCGGCCGCACTACCAGTGGAACGAGCAGGTCTTCATCGAGGCTCTGAACAACTGCGAGCTCACGCCACAGGCCGACCCGAATACGGCGTCTGCGACTCAGCGCATGATGAAGGTTATGGCGCTGAAGCAGATGGCTGCGGCTAACCCGCAGATGTACGACCCAGTCGCTGTCGACACTGCGGCGCTCCAGGCTCTGGGCTGGTCGAACCCTGAGCAGTTCTTCGCGCCCCCGAACCCGAACCCGCCGATGCCTCCTGAGATCCAGGCGAAGATGGCCGAACTGCAGATCAAGAAGCAGGACAGCGACGCGAGGATGATGACTGCACAGGCAGGCGTGGCGAAGGTCCAGCACGAGATGCAGGGCGGCGGAGTTGGTCAGCCACCGCAGCTTGATCCGAACAAGATGGTCGACCTCGAGCTGAAGAAGCACGAGATGCAGCAGAGGATGATGGACGCCGAGATCAAACACCGCGACAGCCAGAACAGGCTTCGTGAGACGATGATCCAGGCGCATGTTGACCAGCAGTCAAACCAGGGCGAGATGCAGCGTGCGATGCTGAAGAACCAGGACGACCGCTTCGAGGCTGCTAACCGCCAGCGGGATCGGGAGAGCAAGGAGCGCCTGGCCGCAGTGAAGCTGGCAGGTGAGATCGCCAAGAACCCAGACGCAGCAGCGATGATCAACAAGGTCCTCCCGAAGGACATGCTGGAGCGCCTCGAGTCAAACGAACCTCCGATTGAGGGGAACATCTGATGAAGTATCCACTCGCCATGACGACCGACAGCAAGCGTGCTAAGTCGAAGATGAAGAAGATGAAGCCCGACGCATTCCTGAAGCGGGCTCACAAGCTCGTAGTCGGCGAAGGTGACAGGGACATCATCGACAAGTTCAAGACTGACATCAAGGGCGGTGAGCCTATGGGTCCCCTGAAGCTGTACAAGGACGGAACCGAGGACGGTCGGCACCGTGCGACGGCGGCGAAGGAATTGGGTGTTGACGAAGTCCCTGTGATCGACGAGCGGACGGCGAAGGCGCTGGGCGGCGCACTGGCGTCTACGGACCCGAACAAGTTCATGCAGGACGTCCTCAAGTTCAGCTTCCAGATCCTGCCGCTCCTTCGTCCTGGATACCTGAAGGAAGTTCCGAAGCAGGGGTTCGCGCACGGCGGTCACGTCCTAGAGGACGACTATCCTACGCACTACCTTCCCGAGGTTGGACGTCAAGTGATGGCGGACGGTGGTTCGCCTCGCTTTGCAGCGATGGACCCGTCCGCGCTGGTCGGTACGTCTCCCCAGCCGTTCCGAGGCGGCGAAGCGTACACGGACGCCGGCGGCCTCGAGGTCTCCTCACCGTACGTCTCGGGGATGAGCGGAGGTTACCCTGTCTTTGACCTCGGAGACAAGCCGACGCCCAAGACGCCCGACCTTCCCGGCGGCAAGAACCCGTTCGAGGACTGGCTTCAGTTCAACTGGCTGTCGAAGCTCATGGGTCGAGCTGAAGGCGGCGAGGTAGAAGGCGACGTGCAGTTTGCGCCAGAGGATGTAGAGAAGGCGCTGATGACTGCGAGGGAGGTCGCTCAGAAGCCCCCCCCTTTTGAAGAAGAAAAGAAGTACGGTGAGTTTGGTATCCTCCCCCTCCGGACAGAGGGTGAGAAAGTCATATATGACCCCGCAGCAAGTTCTATGACGGAATTTGTAAAACACGCCTTTACGCCAAAGATCAGCCCCACTGAAATCGCCAAAGGCGCTTATGATCTGGGGAAAGGCGCGCTGGAGTCAGCATACAGCGGATTGACGGCAACTGGTGACGTCCTCTCTGGCAAGCTAGACCCAATGTCTAATGAGGGTGTTAAACGGGCGCTTGATCTTGCGGGACTCGTGACGGGCGGTTCATTTGGTACCACAAAGCCAGTGGGTGCGCTTTCTATGGGCGCAGCTCGAGAAGGTCGAATCACTAATCCTCTCGGCATGCACAGCGCAGGCGCAGAAGCGGCGCGCGCACTACCTCAAGAGAAGGGAACGCCCGAGCAGGTCCTTGCGATGTTGCGCAAGATTGTTCCTGAGCACGAGATCGAGCACAGCGGGATCGCAAAGGAGATCGCAGGTCTTTCCTCTATCAGCCGGGAAGATGTCGCCAAGCACTTTGAGGGTAAACTTCCGCAGATACAGGAGACTGTGTTTGGGGGCGAAGGCGCTTCTTCAAATTTCTATTCCCCCGGGCGACCGTTCTCTCCTGAGTTTGAGGAACACCATGACGCATTCATGCATAACCACGCTGATGATTTTGCAGAGGAGATGTTTGGCGAGCGCTACCAAGATTTAGATGCAGAACAGGCTCGCGATATTTATCAGGCAATTCTTGAACATTCTATTGAAACGGCTCTGGAAGAAAATGTTCCGATCCACCAAGCGGAAGAGGGTGTTCGACCCATGTCGAAGTTCGAGCAGTACTCACTCCCCGGCGGATCGAACTACCGCGAAGTTGTTCTCCATCAATCAGAATTTCCAAAACCGGAAGTAAGCGTTCGACGGACGCCTAAGGGCTCGTGGGAATACCTCGTCGATGGGGAAAGGGCGGGAGCGATCGGAGATCCCGAAGGGACGCTTACTGAAGAAAGAGCACTTGACATTGCTCGACTCGGGATCGAGAAGAGTGCTGCCTGGAAGCGAGCGCTGGATAATAAAAACAAACTTGCTTATTCGTCCTCTCACTTCCCAGAAGTCCAAGACTACCTCGCCCACATGCGCATGAAGGACTACGACCTGCCAGAAGGCGGCAAGGGCTTGCTCGTTGATGAGCTGCAGAGCGACCGCGCACAGCAGGGACGCAAGAAAGGTTTCAGGACAGCAGAATCTGATGCGCAGGCGGATCGTATTGCAGCTCAGATCAATGACGTCTCGCAACAGAAGAGAGACCTAGCGGGAAAGGTTCATCGCGCATACAAAGAATGGGAAGCTAACGAGCTAGACGCTGGCCGTCGTCCTCTTCCTGCTGGCGATCTTCGAGAGCAAGCAGTTAGAGCAGGCGTCAAGGATACGTACGACCAGCTAGACACGCTTGATAACCTCGAGAAGAGCCTTCACCAAGAGCGAAACAAGATCCAACAGGGCATTGCACTCGGTCCCTACATGGCCGACACTCATCACTGGACAGACCTGACGCTGAAGCGTGCGCTGAAGGAAGCGATCGAGGGCGGATACGATCGGCTGATGATCACTCCTGGCAAAGAGCATGCCGATCGCTACAACATGCGTAAGTCTGTTGACTCGATCACGTACTCGCCTGACACAGAGCACCTCATCGTTACTGGAAAGAACGGACAGCGCATCTACGACCAATCAGCGGATGCTGATAAGCTTGAGGATCTGATTGGCAAGGAGCTGGCGAAGCGTCTCATTGAGAGCGAACCAGTGACGCTTGGCAACATGCGGATGCACAGCCTCCACGGGGAAGGACTCGAAGTCGGCGGCCACGGCATGAAGGGTTTCTACGACAAGACAGTCCCGCGTCGCCTCGACAAGCTGATCAAGAAGTATGACAAGAAAGCAAAGATTGAACCGTTTGACCTGGACACGGGGAAGGGAACCAAGACTGTCCACTCGATCCCGATCACTCCTGAGATGAAGGCTGCATTCGAAGAAAAGGGCATCTCAGCCTTCAGAAAAGGTGGTACAGTAAAGCAGGCGCTCGACGTTGTGCGCCGCGGGGACGCCCGCTAACCTCCTGGGATGGTTCACTATGTACGAACTTGCTAAGAAGTCACGAGAGGCCATGAAGTCGAAAGCCCGACGCCTCGCCAGTGAGAGGGACATGAAGGTCGACAGCTCCAACTGGACGCCTGCTCCTCTCCTCCGCGCTGAAGTGAAGACCGGCGCACGCCCGATCATGAAGCCGTCGGCTAAGGGCATCGGTGAGTCGAACGCAGCCGCTGACACGAAGGCCGCGATCGGCGACGTGAAGCGTGGCGCTTACAAGTCCGGCGGCTCGGTTAAGAGCGACGCCGGCATATACGACAAGAAGGCTCTTGGCGACATTGACCCGCGACCGAAGCGCGGCGCGACGCCGACATCTTACAAGAAGGGTGGACGGATCAAGCGCGAGGATGGCGGAAAGCTCCCTGATCCCTACGAGGCAATGCGCTCTGAGGAGCGCCAGAAGAATATTCGCGTTGAGGACAAGCGCAAGATGCCTTCTCCGAAGGAAGCCGCCGAGAGCGCAGCTCGCACAGGCGACGTTCCAGAAGGACGCAAGTCCGGCGGCAAGAACTGGATCGCTGGCGCGATCAAGAAGCCCGGCGCTCTCCGCAAGTCCCTCGGCGTGAAGGAAGGAGAGAACATCCCAGCAAAGAAGCTTGCTAAGGCCGCAGAGTCTCCTGGCAAGCTAGGCCAGCGCGCTCGCCTCGCTCAGACCCTCAAGAAGCTCGGCAAGAAGCGCGGAGGCAGTGTCGGCCTGACCGTCGTCATTGCAGACAAGGGCGGCCGTGGTATGCCGCAGGCTCCCGTTGCACCGATCGCGCCGAGGGCAGTTCCTGTTCCTCCCGCCATGGGCGCGATGGGCTCTCCTGCTCCCATGCCTCCGGGCGCAGTCGGTGG